CGCCTAGTCTTTTTTATAAATAGAGTGTTAGTGGCACTCTTTTTTGTTGTATAAGAAAGCCCCTTAGGGTATTGATGAGGTCAATTTTCTAAACACCCCCTGTGTTAATTAAAAGGGAGGTAAATTAGATGTACCCCCTCTATCAAGTACACCCCGGGGTATGAAATAAAAGACCCCTTAGTCAAATAGAGGGGTGGGAGGAGGAAACACCGTGAGGGCTGATAGAACCGGAGCGCATCGCACCGAGTTTGATAAGAATAAAAAGAAGATATTAAAAACTCAAAACGTTTGTGGTATTTGTGGCAATCCAGTAGATAAGAAGTTAAAGTTTCCTGAACCTTTAAGTCCAGTGGTTGACCACATTATTCCAATTGCTAAGGGAGGACATCCTTCAAGCATTGACAATTTGCAGTTGGCACACTTTCACTGCAACCGTCAGAAGTCAGATAAACTATTTAACAACCAAGTTGTTGGTATGGTTAAAGATGTGATTGGTAATCGTGTGTTACCTCAAACGATTGATTGGAAAAACTATAAAAGTAAATAAATAAACAAAATAATAAAAATTTAAAAGAAATAAATAATTTATTTTTTGAAAATTTTTAATTTCAAATGTAGGATGAACTTCAAAAATTTAAAATATTTGAGGTTCTTAAGAATAGGGGGGATTACCCCCGACCCCCGAAAGCCTTGCGGTTCAAGCCGTCACTGTGCATATTTTTTCGTGCAATTGTAGAAGGGGGTAGAAAGAGGTGATAATGTTGAATTATAAAGGGATAAACTACCTTCGAAGTAAGCTCTTAGGGGTGCAATCGGGGGTTAATTTGAGGTTTAAACAGTACTCAATGGAGCATAACGAGATGCAGTTGGGTATTACAATTCCTCCACAATTAAGATTACAGTACCAAGCAGTGCTTGGTTGGTGTACCAAGGCTGTAGACAGCCTAGCTGATAGACTGGTATTTAGGGAGTTTGAAGATGATAAGTTCAATGTCAACGAGATTTTCAAACAAAACAACCCTGATATCTTCTTTGATAGCTTGATTTTGTCGTCATTAATAGCAAGTTGTAGCTTTGTTTACATCTCAAAAGGCGATAGTGGTATTCCAAGGTTACAAGTAATAGAAGCGTCAAACGCTACGGGTATTATTGACCCAATAACAGGGCTGTTAACAGAGGGCTACGCGGTCTTAAAAAGAGATGAATTTAGCAGACCATTAATGGAGGCTTATTTCACAAGCGAAGAAACGGTAATAATTGATTTAATTAACAAACAAGAAATGGTTGTTAGAAACCCTGCGGGTATTCCATTATTAGTACCTGTTATACATGCTCCAGATAGTGTAAGACCTTTTGGTAGGTCTAGGATAACTAAATCGGGTATGTACCAACAAAAATTAGCAAAAAGAACATTAGAAAGAGCTGATGTGACGGCTGAGTTTTACTCGTTCCCACAAAAATACATATTAGGTATGGATGAAGATGCTGAACCATTAGAGACTTGGAGGGCAACAATTTCAAGTATGCTACAAATCACAGCTAGTGGGGATGGTAACACTCCTACAGTTGGGCAATTTACAACTCCTTCAATGTCGCCTTTCACAGAGCAATTAAGAACAGCTGCTGCTCTTTTTGCTGGAGAAATGGGGTTAACATTAGATGATTTAGGGTTTGTTTCAGATAACCCTTCAAGCGTCGAAGCAATTAAAGCGTCGCATGAGAACTTAAGGCTTGCTGGCCGTAAGGCTCAACGCTCGTTAGGTAGTGGGTTACTAAATGTAGCTTATGTAGCTGCTTGCTTGAGGGATGATTTCCATTACGAAAGGTCGGTATTTATTAATACTAAACCTAAATGGGAGCCGTTATTTGAGGCTGATGCTAATATGCTAACATTAATTGGTGATGGTGTAATCAAGTTAAATCAAGCAATTCCTGGGTATTTAACAGCTGAGGTAATTAGAGATTTAACAGGTATAAAAGGTAACATGGAGGCAACACCTAAAGTTGCTGATGATACATTATCTGTTGGGGTATCTACCAGTGAGGTATCTAACATTTTAAGTAAATATCAAAACGGTATTTTATCTAAAGATAACGCTAGTTTACTAATCAGTTCTACAGGTTTATCGAAACAAGAGGCTGATCGGATGGTAGATTCCACGGTAACAAAGGGTGATGATAATGAGTAGTCCGTTATTAAAAGAAATAAAAAAAGAATTTAATGAAAAGATAGCTGATTTAAAGGTAAACCCAACTAGTTATGCTGATGTAAATGATTATGCTATTAAAATAGGAGAGGTCTTAACAGAGGTCTTTGATGGGCATTTAACTGAAATGCACAAAGAGTATATAAGAGAGGTCTTAAACGACAGGTTAAAAGCCAACCACAAGTTAATTGTCGGTAAAGGTAAAGTTGCTCAGGCTAACTTAAATCAACAAGCTAACATAGGATTAGCAGTTCAAACTCCTGAATTAAATCAAGATAGGATTGACGGTATAGTCGGTAGATTGGTTAGAGAGGATTTTGAAGAGGCTAAGTGGTTATTGGATGCTCCTATTGTTAATTTCAGTCAGAGTGTAGTGGATGATATGATAAAGTCCAATGCGGAATTACATTACAGAGCTGGGTTAAGTCCTAAAATTATACGTTTCGAAACTGGTAAATGCTGTAAATGGTGCAAATCCTTAGCTGGTATTTATCAGTATCCGGCTGTTCCAAAGGATGTTTATAGGCGGCATGAACGTTGCAGATGTACAGTTGAATTTACCCCTAAAAAAGGTGTAAAACAAGATGTACATTCGAAAAAATTTAAGTATAGTTTAGATAAATATTAAAATTTTGACCTGTCATAAGTCATAAAACTAGGCAAGTGATTGGAGGAGGAGTTAAATAAAATGACTAAATATGGTTTACAAACTCCAACCCAGTCGGTTATTTTAGACTTCAACGATACACGGTATCAAGAAGCGATTGAGTTATATGAAAAAACCAATTTAGAGGTATATGAGTGGCAACGCAACTTGTTAAAAGACATAATGGCAATTGAGTCTGATGGGTTATGGACTCATCAGAAATTTGGTTATTCGTTGCCAAGACGTAATGGTAAAACTGAAATTGTGTATATATTGGAACTTTGGGCTTTGCACCAAGGTTTGAATATATTGCATACAGCACATAGAATAAGCACATCTCATTCATCTTTTGAAAAAGTAAAGAAGTACTTGGAGAAGATGGGGTATAAAGACGGAGAGGATTTCAACTCAATAAAGGCTAAAGGTCAAGAACGTATTGAACTTTATGCTACTGAAGGTGTAATCCAATTCAGAACTAGAACTAAAAATGGTGGATTAGGTGAGGGGTTCGATTTAATGATTATAGATGAGGCTCAAGAGTATACTTTAGAGCAGGAGTCAGCACTTAAATATACGGTAACTGACAGCCCTAACCCTTTAACCATTATGTGTGGAACACCTCCGACACCAGTGTCTGTCGGTACTGTTTTTACTAAGTTTCGAGAGGCTTGCTTATTTGGTAAAAGTAAATATTCAGGCTGGGCTGAGTGGTCTGTTGATTCAGAAAAGGAAATTGATGATGTTGATGCTTGGTATTTGACTAACCCTTCATTAGGTTATCACTTAACGGAGCGTAAAATTGAGGCGGAGTTAGGTGAGAACAAATTAGACCACAACGTTCAGAGGCTTGGGTATTGGCCGACATTCTCTCAAAAATCTGCAATAAGTGAAAAAGAATGGGATGCCTTGAAGTTCGAGGGTACTCCTGAGTTCAAAGGTAAGTTATTTGTGGGTATTAAATTTGGGAATGATGGTAAGAATGTAAGTATGAGTGTTGCAGTTAGGTTGAAGGATGATCGGATTTTTGTTGAAACTATAGATTGTCAAAATTTAAGAAGTGGTAATAATTGGATTATAGACTTTTTAAAAAGTGCTGATTATAAAAAGATAATAATTGATGGTGCTGGAGGTCAAAAAGCTCTTGAAGATGAATTAAAATATCACAAGATAAAAAGGACTTACTTACCAACAGTAAAGGATATAATCAATGCCAACTCGGTATTTGAACAGGCTATATATCAAAAAACGATTAGTCATAAAGGGCAGCCTTCGTTACGTAAGGTTGTAACTAACTGCGAAAAACGTAATATTGGTAGTAATGGTGGTTTTGGATACAAATCGCAATTTGATGATATGGATATATCGTTGATGGATAGTGCTTTATTAGCGTTTTGGGCTTGTAATTCAGTCAAGCCTAGGAAAAAATCAAAAGTTAGTTATTAGCTAACTAAAAATTAACCGAACGGGCGGGTTAACCCGGGAAAAGGAGATATTAAAAATGTCAGAATTTAAAGTAATTGAAACACAAGAGCAATTAGATGAAGTTATTAAAAAGCGTTTAGAACGTGAAAAAGCAAAATATGCTGATTATGATTCTCTTAGTGAAAAAATTCAAAATTTAGAGGCGGAAAAATTAAACTTACAGGGTATTATTGAGAAGAATAAGGAGTCTGAGGAAGTTTCAAAAACACGAATAGCTGAATTAGAGAAAACAATTGGTAGTTGGGAGTCTAAGGCTTTAAAACAACAAGTTGCTATCAAGTACAATTTACCATTTGAGTTAGCAACAAGACTTCAAGGTGATACTGAGGAAAGTTTAAATGAAGATGCTGAACGCCTAGCGTCATTAGTTAATGTTTCGAAAAGTGTTGTTACACCTTTAGCTGATGTTGAAAGTAAACAAGTTGGTGGTGTTGACGGTGCTTGGAGAGATTTAGTAAAAGGATTAAAATAAAAATAAATATATTTAAGGAGAATTAAAATATTATGACAGAAAGCAAAGCAACAAAAAAAGGGACATTATTCAGTCCAGAATTAGTAACAGACATTATGAGCAAGGTTACAGGTCATTCAACACTTGCTAAATTATCGACTCAGCAACCAATTCCATTTAGTGGTGCTGAACAGTTCGTATTTAACTTAGATGGAAATGCTCAAATAGTAGGTGAGGGTGAACAAAAACAAGCTGGAGTAGCTACAGTAACATCTAAAATTATTAAACCATTAAAGTTTGTATATCAAGCTCGTATCACAGATGAATTTATGTTAGCGTCTGATGAAAAGAAACTAAACTATTTACAATATTACGCTGAAGGATTTGCAAAAAGAATAGCTGAGGCATTCGATATTGCGGCATTACATGGTTTAGAGCCTAAGTCATTAACTAACGGTACTTTTAAAGATACGAACTCATTTGATGGGTTAGTAACTGGAAATGTGGTAACATTTGCAGCTGCTACAGTAGATGATAACTTAGATGCGGCCGTTCAAACAATTATCGCGGATGGTAAAGAGGTAACTGGAATTGCCTTATCTCCATTAGCGGCTCAATCATTATCTAAAGTAAAAGATAAAAATGGTGTATCATTATATCCAGAGTTTAAAATGGGTCAAAAACCTGAGAACTTCTTTGGTTTAGATTTAGATATTAATAAAACTTTAGCGGTTAAGAAAGCTGATGGTGGTAAAGCTGACCATGCAGTAGTTGGGGATTTCCAAAATGCGTTTAAATGGGGTTATGCTGAAAATATCCCAATGGAAATTATCGAGTACGGTGACCCAGATGGTTCTGGTCGTGACCTTAAGGCTTATAACGAAATTTGCTTACGTGCTGAGGCTTACATTGGATGGAGTATCCTTGATGAAAAAGCATTCGCTCGTGTAGTTGAGGCTTAGTCATGAAGACTTACATAAATAAAGAAACAGGTGTCGTAATAACAACGGAGAGTGAATTAAGTGGTGATTGGGAGTTAGTTGAAACTACTGAAAAACCTAAAACTACACAAAAACGTAAAGTTGATAAAAACGAAACTGTTGAAGAATAGGTGGTGTTTAAATGGTTGAATTAGAACCATTTGCTACCATTGATGATTTAAGTGTACTTTGGAGAGCGTTAGAAAGTGACGAAGAGGAACGTGCTGAGGAACTGTTAAATACAGTTTCTCACGTTCTACGTGTTGAGGCTAAAAAAGTCAAGAAAGACCTTGATTTGATGGTAAAGGCAGATGAAAGTTATGCTTACGTGGTTAAATCGGTTTTAATTGACATAGTAGCTAGGACATTAATGACTTCTACTAGGCAAGAGCCAATGACTCAATTTTCAGAGTCAGCCTTAGGGTATTCTGTATCAGGCTCATTTTTAGTTCCTGGTGGTGGGTTATTCATAAAAGATAATGAGTTAAAACGTTTAGGGTTAAAAAGACAAAGATTTGGAGTTATTGATTTTTATGGGGTTAATTAAAGGAATTGATATTGTATTAATTGATAAAATTCAAAACGGTGTAGATGGGTTTGGTAGTCCAATTTTTGATGAAGTTGAAAAAACTATAAAAAATGTACTAATTGCACCAGCTACAACAGATGATGTTGTTAATAGTGTTAATTTAACTGGAAAAAAGGCGGTCTATGTTATAGGCATCCCTAGGGGTGATCGCAACGTTTGGGAAAATAAAGAAGTAAGATTTTTTGGCGAACGTTGGAAAACAATTGGGATTGCACAACAAGGTATTGATTCAATGATACCATTAGATTGGACTAGAAAGATTATGGTGGAAAGATATGCTTAAACGGTTTGTTTTAAAACGTACAAGTGTAGCTAACTTAATGAAGAGTCCTGAAATGGTGGCAGTGCTTGAGGAAAAAGCAAAAGCTGTTGAGGAACGTGCTGGTTCTGGTTATGAGGTTAGTACAGTAATTGGTAAGAGAAGGGCAACAGTTGGTATTAAAACAAAATCTCGCAAAGCCGTGCGTGATAATAAGAAAAATAATACTTTGTTGAAGGCTTTACATGAATGATTGAATTAGTTGTTTTAAATTATTTAAAA